AGCATAGCATCTTCCATAAGAGATAATTGTTTCCAAGTCTTTCTACCACCTTCAACCATAGCCTTACCATACGGTAAATAATTTGAATCACCCAATAATCTAAAATGTGCAATTTCAAAATTTTCATATTCTTGTTGTATATGTGTTAATTTTACTTGGTTTGGATCTGCAGGTTCTAACATAAATTTAACATACTCTGGATTTTCTGGATCAATTCCTTCTAATCTCACAACATCATAACTTGATAATGGAACTACATTTTTAACTCCATATTTATCATCTATTTCTAAATGTAAAAAGAAATCTCCATACTTACACATATTACGAACCCAAGACCATAAATTAAATTCTATATTCATAATATCATAAAATAAATTATGTAGTATTTGTTTAATCTGGTCATTATCACTATTGATTGTTAAAACATCACCATATTCACTTTTCATTGTTGATTCGTCTGAATATACATCTAACGCAGATGATATAATAGAATCTGAATCCATTGATTCATAATCTCTAAATAACCCTAACCGTAATGAGCGTACCATCGCCGTATCTGAATATCCAGATAGCCCCTTTCCTGTTGAAAAGAGTCGTTGATATCTATCCACTAATTGTTTTTGTGGTAAATATTGTATCTTGCTCGTATCTGCTACTTTTAACCTTTTTCCACCAACGTTTCTAACAATAACGTTACCAGAAAATAATCTAAATAGTCGAGCTCTAATTGATGTGTCTGCCATACTTTCCTCTAATTAATTAACCATTCTAAAGATTCTTTATCTTTTTTATTTCCAACATCCCATTCCCAGGATTCCTTTCCAGGGTTTGTTTCTGTTATGTAAATGCCAGGATTCAATTCCATTCCTGTTAAAGCTTTCTTCTGTAATTCTATTCCCTCAGCTCTCAATCTCAATGCAGTTTCTCGTATCCATAATCCAATACCAAATGACATTACTAAGTCATCATTGTATCCTGACATTGCTTCAGCCTTACTTCCGTTATATATAAATACGAATAATTCATCAATTAACCTCTGGGAATAAACTTTAACTGCCCTTTCTCTAAAAAATTCTTCCAATTTAGAAATAACCAACGGTCTTGTTTTTGTAGACATTGTAAACCCAGGAACCATTTGTTTTTCTTGTCTATAAATTTTATTGGTCATTTGTTTTTGTGTATCTACATACTGTAAATCTTTACTCATATAAAATAAATTTTCATACTCTCTATCTATTACTTGTTGAATTGCTGCCCACCCTATTGTGGCATTTTCAATTACCAATAATGCGTTATTATATTCCTGAGATATATTTACAAGTAAGTTACCAAAATCCCTTGTAGAAATCTTACCTTTATATTCCGCTACTTGTTTACAATCTTCTATTTCCATAACATGAAATGCAGAATAATCTGTTGCATCACCTCTACTAACATCTGCACTCACCACATAATCTTTTGTATAATTTGGTTGTTCCCATATCCAAACATTACTATCTATACCTCGTCTTTCCACAGGGTCTTTTACCATAGTGGTTCTATATTCTTCTAAAATAACACCATCTACTACTGATTGTCCTGAAGTGATGAAGTCACAATCACATTCTTGTGCTGCCATTGAGGGCCCAAGTAATTTATCTTGTTCTGCTCTCCATTCATCATCTCTTTCAGGATGTATAGTCCAATGTAATCTAATCATATTCCAATCATTAGTACCATCTTCAGCATCAACCCAAATTCTGTGAAACCAGTTTCCTACTCCGTTTGGTGTAGATAATGCTATACATTGGCCACCCAATGCCAAAGTTTGAGATGCGGCAGTCCATATTGTATCTATTTTAGGAATAAACGCCGCCTCATCTAACACCAATAAGGATAGTGCTTCTGAACGACCTGCTTCCTCTGAACTTGCTATTGCCTTAATTTGAGAACCATTTCTATATCTTAATGATAATTTATTATCTTCTACACAATTAGCCTTTAACCAACTTGGAAGATTTGCGTGCATTACACGAACTTTAGTAACGAGATTTTTTGCAGTATCTTGTTTTGTAGCAATAACCAAGATATTCTTATCATTATGAAAAGTCATCATCCATAAAGAATACCCTGCAGTCAATGTTGATATACCTAATTGACGAGCCTTTAAAAGTATATTATAATCGTGCTGTACAAAACCATCTAAAGTTTTTTCTTGAAAATCATATAATGCAAAAGGAATTTTGCCTTTAATTGGATGTTGTATAACACAATATTTTTTCATAAAATATGCAGGTGATTCTGCGCATTTAACAAATTCTCTTTTTATTGCATTTTTTATATTTTTCTTATTATCCATTATTTAAGCCAGTTAATACCTTTACCTAGATTATATGCGGGGATTCCAACTATTCCTGCTCCATAGACAAAATATAACCATTTATTTTCATACCAAGACGGATTTACTAATTTTACTTTTTTTTCTAATAACTTAATTTGTTCATCAGATAATTTAATTTGAGATTCGTATAAAAATTTCAAAGAATCATCAGCTACTGATTTTCCCTTATAAATATCAAATAAGCTGTCTTGATACAAAACTATTTTTGATAAACTATCTACTTCAAATTGTAAATCTTTTATATTATTAGTTAAATTTATAGCATCCTCTTCGCTCAGCGTCATTTGTCCGAAAAGAGTACCAACTAAAAATAAATGTATTATCCATTTCATTAGTCAAAATTATTTTAATTATCTATGTAGGACGTGAACTACACCAGTTGAACCAATTACTACTTTCCTTACACCAATTGGATAAAGTGTTTTAGTGGTAATTTGATCCGTATCTAATGTTCCACCACTAGCACAATGTATTACTACATTTGTAGCATTTTCAACAATAAATCCCGCACCAGAATTTGAACCTGTGGCATGAAAGGTAGTACTTGACGCCACCTCTGTTACCTTATTATAATCACCCAGTGCTAAATTGTCTGGTATTGCCATTTTAATCTCCTATTATTTTTTCTTAGCAAATTCTCTTAAAAAATCTTCAGCCTCAGAAATATCTTTTACTTTCTTTGCCTTAGAAGAACCTTTTTTTACTTCTTCTATTTCTTTTTCAAGTTTTTCTGCCTTTGCCTTTAAATTATCACTTTTTTTAGAAACAGATTTAGTGGCAGACTTAATTTGTTTCTTTTTTTTCTTTATATCTTTAATTTTTTTGTCTATCTTTACTATTTTCTTCTTTTTTATCTTAGATAATAGTTGAGATAATCCCAGAAAAAAAGTAAATATCCAAACAGGATTAATCTTTTTAAAGAATTTCCTGATTGAGTCCCTACTCATTAAAGTCCGCGTTTAATTTTAGCAAAGTATCTAATTAAATCACTTTTATCCAAATTTAACGCCTTAACTATTCTTGCCAGTGCTGCTACTTGTCTTTTTCGATTAAGATTAGCACCTTTAATAGCATCAACTGCTTTATTTAAATATCTTTCAGCCTGTGCTGGAAGTTTGTAATCTTCTAACTCACCTTCGCTCATCACTTCCTTAATCTCAGTTCTGATTATATTACGCAATTCATCTTGTGTCATTGTAAATCTCCTAATTAACTGTGTTTTACCTACATATAAATATCAATTAAATTGTTTCTTCTAAGTTTTTTAAATAATCTTCAGCTTCTTCTAAAAGTTTTTTCATTTCTTCTCCATCATCTCCGCCCCACTTTTCTTCATCTACCGAATAACCATCCGCTCTTACCTGATTCAAAAATGTGACCGCGTCTGGAGAATTTTTCCACTCTTCTATGGTTTGTTTTAAATCTTTGATATAAGACCGTTTATTTTCTCTAACTTTTGTTTTTTCATATTCTTCATAAGTACCATCAATTCTCATCTTGGTTTCTTCTTTTACCACACAATCATAACACCTACTTTGTAAATAATAAAATTTAGTATCTAAACGAGTTTTCATTATTTTATTACACTCTGGACAAAACCACGGCATTCGTGCTTCTTTTAATACATCTGCCTTTTCTGAAGAAATTTTTCGTTCTTCTTTCTCCGCTTCAGTAAGTTCTATTTTATTACCTTGATATCCTACCATTATTCGTTTTTCTGGTGTCCCACCATCAAGAATTGATTGTAATGCTTCGTTTTGTCTTTGATTTTCTTTACTATATCCCATAATAACCTCTAAAAGTTTAATAACCCTAAAATTTGATTCACGGGTGCAAAACTTCCTGTAAACTTATAAGTATTACCTTTATACTTAAATACTATGCCTTCTGACGGAACAATTGAAGATAATCCACCAATTGCTTCTAATTTTTCAAGTTGGTGTTTTAACGTAGCCAACTTTTTAACATCTTTACCTCGTTTTACCTGTTTTATTGCCGCAATTACATCTCTTCTTATCTTTTGTACCGTACTATCTCCTGAAACTGCTAAATATCCACTAATATTCTTCAATATTTGTGCACCTACATCAAAAAATAAAACTTCAAAGGGTTTCATATTCTGTTTTACCATTTCTGTTTGGTCATTTTTATCAAATGATAATACCCAATCTAAAAATTCGGGAGATTTACTCAAATCTTTTT